TATGTTAACTGAACACAACGGTACATGGCACTATCAAAAAGAACAGAGAGAATTTGCATTAAGTTTTGTAAAAGACTGGAACAATGCATTGGATATCGGTGGCAACATTGGTTTTTGGTCACAAGATTTATGTAGAAAATTTAAATCAGTAACAGCATTTGAACCACATCCAGAAAACTTAAAATGTTATAGAGAAAATATGAAAGAGTTTGATAATTGGCATATGGAAGAAGTTGCGTTATCAGACCACCAAGAAGAGAATGCTGTTTTATTTTCTAGTCCAGACGAAAGTGGTAATGTAAGTTTACTTGCACACGGAGTTACACATGGCAATTCTGTTAGAACTTTAAAAGAAGAACAACTAAAAAAAACTTATACAGATGTAAAAATGTTAGATGATTACATTGAAGAATTTAAAGGAAAAAACATTGACTTTATAAAGGTAGATTGCCAAGAACATGAAACTCAAATTGTAAATGGTGGTTTAAATTTATTAAAAGAACATAATACAGTATTGTGTTTAGAACTACCTAGAAGAAATCAATTTGAACAGCAACTACATGATAAACTAGTAGATATTTTAAAAGGTATTGGTTACCATAGAAGAGGTAACATGAGAAAAGAAACTATATTTACAAAATGGTCTGATTAAATGTGTGCCATTCACGGTATATTTAAAAGAGATATTACAGCCATTGAAAAGATGGTTGATAAAGCACACCACCGAGGTCCTGATGGTGATGGTGTTTGGCATGACAACTTTATTACATTAGGTCATAATCTCCTTTCTATTGTAGATGAAGAAGTTAATTCAAAACAACCGTGGATATACGAAAACCTAGTATTAGTTTATAATGGTGAAATATATAATTACAAAGAATTAGGTAAAGAGTTTAATTTAGAAACAAATACAGATACCGAAGTAATCATAAAAGGCATTGCAAAATACGGTCATAGTTTTTTAGATAAACTAGATGGTATGTTTGGTCTTGCTTGTTATAATAAAACCACAAAACAATTAACACTAGCAAGAGATAGTAACGGTATCAAACCAGTTTATTATGGTTTTCATAATCATACTCTATACTTTTCCTCAGAAATTAAATCATTATTAGAAGTGGGTTTTGAAAGACGAGTTAATAAAAAGGCCTTATCACACTATCACAAACTAGGATATAATTCAGGTTACCTTACTATGTTTGAAGGCATACAAAAGTTGGTGCCTGGTGAAGTTAGAATATATGATGTTATAGAGGGTAATGTTATTGAAAGTAGAAACCTTAATAACTATCAATATGACTTTAAAGGTTTTTCTATAGAAGAAATACAAGAAAGAATTAATCAAAGCGTAAAACAAACTTTAATGGGTCGTAGAAACATTGGTCTGTTTTTATCTGGTGGTATGGACAGTACATCAATTTTATATGAGATGTTAAGTTTAGATGTAAAACCAAAAACATTTACAACAGCATTTGACACAATTGACCCACATAGTAGATTAAATGAAGATAGTAAAATTGCAAAAGGTTTGGCGGGAGATTTAAAAGTTGAAAATCATGCCTTGTTTCAATCTCAAAATGATTATGTTGACGCATTAGAGGATGCCTTTTATGCATTAGAAGAACCTAGACAAGGCAAATCTTTTCCGTCTTATTACAACACAAATAAATTTCTAGCAAAAAATAATATTACTGTTACACTAGCAGGTGATGGTGGTGATGAATTGTTTGCAGGTTATAAACATCATTTAAATCCTGATTGGGAATTAAATATTACAAGACTGTGTGGTAAAAATAAAATATTAAAGAATAAAGAACTATCTTGTTCAGCAGATGACTTAATGAATTATATGTATGAATGGTTACCTACAAAACCTATGACAGGCGATAAGTTAAATGATTTTTTATACATAGAAAGTTTAACTAATTTAGCTGAAGATTTTTTTATAAGAAATGATAAGTTAGGTATGGCATTTAGTATGGAGGGTAGATTTCCTTATATGAATAAAACCATTAGAGATTATATTAGAGCAATACCTAGTAAATTAAAAGTACACGAAGACTTTGCAAAAAATCCTACATTATATAATAAAAAATTACAAAAATCAGCTTACGCAAGAAAATTACCACAATATATTATTAACCATCCTAAAACAGGTTGGAGATTTCCTACAGATGAAATATTAATAGGTAGTTGGGGAGAAGTTAGAGAATGGCACCCAGCACCAGATACAGGCATTTTAAAAGATTATATTAGAAGTGTTTTACAAGATAAAGAATTACAAGAACTCTTTGAATTTGATAATACAGATATTGAGAAAAGGTATTTAAATAACAAAGACCATGCAGACATAATGGAAGGCCACAAGGCAGGACCTGGTCTATTAGCACAAAAAGAATTGTTTTTAATATTAAACTTTGCAGTATGGAAAAAGGTATTTAAGGTGTCATTATGAAAATTTTAGTTGTTACATCATATAATAATAAATTATACAAAGAGTATGCTCATAGATTTAAAAAAACTTACAATTGGAAATTTGATTTAAAAGTTTACAATGAAGATGAAGATATGTTTGATTTGATACCAGAATGTAAAGCTTTTGTAGATAGAAACAAATCAAAATTTATACCTGATACACCTGAAGGATTTTATATTGATGGTGTAAGGTTTTGTTATAAAGTTTATGCATATACACATGCTATATTAAATGAAACAGATTACGATTATATAATTGGAATAGACGCTGATAGTGTATTCTATAAAGAAATGACCGAAGATTTTGTAAGAACAAGATTATATTCACCAGATAAAATGATGACTTATCTAGGAAGAGGTCAACAATATAGTGAGTGTGGTTTTTTAGGTTTTAATATGAAACATCCTGAAACCCTAAACTATGCAGCTGAAATGAAAAAAATGTATGATAGTGATGAGATATATAACTTGAATGAACAACATGATAGTTATGTTTGGGACCATGTGCGATTGAGATTTGAAGGTAAAAGACAAGTAAGAAACCTAAATATCGGTGATGGTAAAGGTGGTCATGTACAGGCTAGGTCTGTATTAGGTAATTTTTATGACCATACAAAAGGTAAACAAAGAAAACTGATAGGTAGAAGTAAGGAGTTTAAAGGATGATTAATATTTTTATCGGTTACGATAGTAAAGAAAAAGTGGCGTTCAATGTATTGTCACATAGTATAATACAGAATAGTACAAAACCAGTTGCAATTACGCCTATTGCATTAAACAATCTAAAAGATGATTTTGTAAGAGAAAGAAATGCTTTATCATCAACTGAATTTAGTTTTAGTAGATTTATTATACCACACCTTATGAACTATAGAGGTTGGGCATTGTTTATGGATTGCGATATGTTAATGTTTGAAGACATTGCAGAACTATGGCGACTAAGAGATGACAAGTATGCTGTACAAGTTTGTAAACATGATTATACACCTAAAAAGGAAAAGAAGTTTTTAGGTCAAACACAAACAAAATACGAGAAAAAGAATTGGTCTAGTTTTATGTTAATGAATTGTGCTAAGTGTAGTGCATTAACACCAGACTATGTTAATTCAGCCTCAGGTTTAGAATTACACCAGTTTAAATGGTTAGAAAGTGATAATCTAATTGGCGAACTGCCTTTAGAATGGAACTGGTTAGTAGGTGAGTATGAATACCACCAAAATCCTAAAAATGTACATTTTACCGAAGGCGGTCCTTGGTTTGAAGAATATAAAGGTGTTGATTATACAATAGATTGGTTTAATTTATACCACGAAATTAATAAGATTAATATGTAATGATAGAAGGATTTTGTACCAGTACAGGCAAAGATGTATTCATAGAAGCGTTTTGTGATATAGTACATAAGAATAGTAAAACAGGTATAAAACCTTTTGAGGTTGGCGAATGGCCTACTTTTGATATGAAAAAGTGGACTAAAAATCCTGTTGCAGTTGTAGGTACTTTAAGAGGTACCGAACAAATCATATGGGAATGTCAGAAAAGATTACAACCTTTTTATTACATGGACCATGCTTACTTTGGTGCTACTAGAAACTATCAACCAGGACCTAATGGTGTATTGTATAGAGTTATTAAATCTCAAATGCAGATGAATTTTATATTAGAACCTGATAGCGAAGATTTAAAAAGAATTAAGAAATATAAACCTATAGATAGAAAACCATATAATGGTGTAGGTGAACATATACTAGTGTGCCCACCTACTCAGGCAGTATGTAGATTATATAATATAGGTGATGAGAAAATGTGGATTGATAGTATGATTGTTGAATTACAAAAATACACCGACAGAAATATTATTGTTAGAAAGAAAGATGAAAAGAAATCTTTAAGTCAACAATTAGAAAATTGTCATGCTGTGGTATCTCATCAATCAACAGCTGCCATTGAGGCAGTATTAAATGGTGTACCTAGTTTTTGTGATAATGTTTCAGCGGCTAAAGAAGTATCAGAAAGTATTATAGAAAATATTGAAACACCATATTATCCTGATGAAGATTTAGTACAACAATGGATAGATAGTTTACTTTCTTGCCAATTTACAATGGAAGAAATAAAAAGCGGTTTAGCAAAAGAGGTAGTTGATAGGTTACAAGTATGATTATTACACATAAATTACCATGGGATAAATGTCTATCACACCAACTTATGCCTGCCATACAAAAAGGCTGGAAAGATGAGGGTAAAGATGTACATTTCTTTTGGGGTTTAGCAGGAAAAAACA